TACCGCTTTGACATCAAGACCAGCGGCGATGTGTCGGTGGACTCGGTGGACAACATCCTGGGCGTCCCGTCCAGTGCGTCCACGATTGACGTGGTGGGCACGGCGGGCGTGGCGATTAGTGCGGGCCAAGTGGTGTATTTGTCTACGGGCACCGGCGGCGCACCCACGGCGGGCAAATGGTATCTGGCCGACGCCGACAACACCTACAGCAGCACCATCCCGATTATTGGCGTGGCCGTGGATGCCATTGCGCTGAACAACACCGGCACTATCCGGTTGGCGGGGGCGGTGTCCAATCCCTCGGTGGCGGGTGGCGGCACGCTGACCATTGGCAACACCTACTACATCAGCACGACGGCGGGGTCGATTACGACCACCGCGCCGGCCAATGCCAAGGTGGTGGGGCTGGCGCAATCGTCCACGGTGCTGGTGGTGAGCTACCAATCGACCAGTTCCGTGGGCGACCTGTCGGTGAGCGGCACGCTGGGCGTCACGGGCGCGGCCACGTTGAGCAGCACGCTGGCGGTCACGGGCAACGCCACACTTGGTGGGACGTTGGGCCTGACGGGCCTGCTGACGTTGACGGCGGGTCAGATTGCGTTCCCGGCCACGCAGAACGCCAGTAGCAACGCCAATACGCTTGATGACTACGAGGAAGGCACCTACACGCCAACGTGGACAAGCGCCGGCACGGCGCCGGCGATTGGCAACGGGACGCTGTCTGGCCAATACGTCAAGGTGGGGCAGGTCGTGTGGGTGTACATCAAGATGACGGCTGGCTCCACGACGACGTTTGGGAGCGCCAACAATTGGTCGTTTTCCATTCCGTTTACCTGCACATCGTCAGGTGGATCGATTGGCACGGGGTATGGTCTGAATAGCAGTACCAACGCGAGCTATGTTCATGTCGTGAAGTTGGCCGCCAGTGCGTCAGTGGTTACGCCGTTCGTCGGTGGATCGCCCGACGGGTATCAAGCCGCCGAGCCATTTGCCTGGGCCAGCGGCGATTCCGTCACCATGGCTATTACCTACCGCGCAAGCGCATAACGGAGAGATACAGATGGCGCTGACCGACGAATCAGTGATCGACAAGATCGAAGTGTACGAAGACGGCTCGATTGGCGTCCGCACGGCCACGCGAGTGTTCCGCGACGGGGTGCGGATTGCCGAGACGTATCATCGGCAAATCCTGACGCCCGGCAGTAGTCTTGACGGTCAACCGCAGAAGGTGGTCGATGTCGCCAATGCGGTCTGGACGCAGGATGTTCTTGACGCGTACCCTGCTCCGTAACCGGCGACTCGTATGGATGAGCATCTGCAACAGTTGTTGACTGAGCGGCATGAAGTGCTGATGACCGCAGTACACGGCATCAACGAACGACTTGATGCGATCAACGGGCGCATCCGGCAAAGCGAGAACCATATCGCGGTGCTGCATGATCGGCAGAAACTGCTCTGGGGCGGCATCACGGCGATTGGCGCGGCGGGACTCGCATGGATCGTGGACAAAATTCGGACCTGAGGCTTGACCTCTACCGCGACCAGACGATTGACGACGCCACGCCGGGGATGCTGTCGGTGAACGGCGTGTTTGCCTGCTATACGCTGGAAGATGCCGTGCGTGACCACAAGATCGCGCATGAGACCGCCATTCCCGCCGGCACGTATGAAGTCATCATTGACCGCAGCGTCCGGTTTGAGCGAATGCTGCCGCGACTGCTGAACGTGCCGGGCTATAGCGGCGTGCGGATGCACCCCGGCAACACCATCGCTGACACGTCGGGGTGTATTCTCGTGGGGCGTGTCCGCGACGGGCGCACGGTCGGAGAATCCCGTCGGGCCATGGAGGCCCTCCAATCCACGCTGGCCAAAGCGATTGCCCGCGGGGGCCGCGTATGGCTCACCATTCATCCGGCTCGGTCATCATCATGCGTATCTACCTAAGCGTCTGCCTGCTACTCCTTACGACGGGCTGTGCGTCCGTGCGTCCACCTCGACCCACGCCCGTGCCACCGCCCACCGCCACGCAGACCCGCACGGTGGTGGTCACGGTGCGACTGCCGGATAGCACGATTGTCCAGGCGGGGACGGGCACGCTGTCCGATGACTTCAACGATGTGGTGTCGTGCGAGTGGGGCGGCGACCGCCTGACCTGTGTGCCCGGCGTGATTCAACCCGGGTGGCAAGCCTACTTGCGCGTTGCGGACGTGCCGGGCATGTCGCCGTTCACGCTGCGGATTCCGCAATTGTCGGCGGACCCCGTGATGGATCTGGGCGAGATTCACCTTGTGGCCACCGACCCGCCGCTGATTGACAAGGCCACGCTCATTCGCACGTCGCAGGAGAACTTTGGCGGCATCAAGTTGCCGGGCTGCGGACTGCACATGGACAGTCTCTTTGACCCATTCCTGCTGTGGGCATGGCTCAACAATCGGCCCTGCTTTGAGCAGATGATGGCCGAACACGCGAAACGCAACGATAACCTTGTGAGCGTAGACCCGGCGGCGGGTTATCACGGCAACAACGACGCGGACGTATGGCACGACCCCGCTACGTTTGTGGCGTTTCTGCGAGACGTGCGGCAGCACACCAATGCGCTTGGAGAGCCGTTCCGCGTGCGCGTGTTTCTGGGTGGGGACGCCCATTTCCCGAACATGCGGGAACCCGGCGCGTGGGAGCACTGGACGGCGGACGTGACGGCGCTGGCGGCAGTGGCCGAACCCTACGTGGACGGCATCGTGCCGTGCTGGGAATGCCGACACATCGAGGAATACGTGTCCGCTAAGGGCTATTACGACATGTTGGCGTTTGCGGGGCAGCGGTTCCCGCGGGCGCTCCACAGCGTGCATCTGGTGGCGGGGAGTAGTGCCCCCTCGTCGTGGCCGTGCGACCCGTCTATTCCGCCCTGTGACGGCCCGCCGCCAGATGACGCCGATGACCCGGCCAAGGGCAGCGAACCCGGCGCGTGGGTGTATATGCTCGATCACGGCCTGGTCGATGAATTTCTCTATCAGGTGGACTACGACAACATCTTCCGGTATTGGCAGACCTATCCGCCCAACCCCGATGCGCTGCCGTCGCAGGACACCCGCGGCGCACTCAGCCGGTGGTGGGACATCGTGGTGCGGCTCGGGGATGACCCATGGTCGACCGACACGGCGTGCTCGACGCCGGGCTTCTGTGGCCGGCGCGGCTGGCGGCAGGTGCCCATCAAAGCATGGGAATTCATTTACGACCGCTACTGGAACAATGCCCCGGTGACGGAGGAATTCCTGAACGACTTTTGCCGCAAGGCACTGGCCCTCGGCGGCTGGGGCTGCGGCAGCGCCAGTATTCGGCGATAACACGGAGGACCGATGCGAAAGAAGATTCTGAAGAACCTCGCGGCGCTCGCCCTTGGCGGCGCTATTTCCTCGATGGTCGGCGTCAAGATTGACCCCGAGCATTTCGGCAAGAGCTTGCGGGAGCTGGGCGCACAGGCGGCGATGGGGGCCGGGTTGGCCGTCGTGAGCCTGAACGTGCGTGCGCCGAAGGACGAGTAATGGCGTGGTGTGACCGCTGCGGGTCGCTGGTGTTAGCGTCGGACACGCTGACCACCTGTCGCTGCGGAGCGGTCATCCCGTTTGTGCCAGGGCGTCCTGAATCCAGTCCGCCGCCACCCCTGACCGAATCATCTGCGGCGTAGCCCTGAACACGCGCCACCCGAGAAGCGTTGCCGCCGCGTATTTGTGCATGTCGTTCACCATGCCGACGCCGCGAGAGTGCCGGCCACGGATGAACACGCCGCCTTCCTGCTCCAGTGCCACGCGCTGTTCAGGCCAGGCGTAGTCAAACCGCCACTTTCGCACTGGGTGGAATCGGTATTCCCGCACGGGTGCCGGCAAACGGTGCGCCTGACAAAACACGGTTAGCGGGTCATCGGTCAGGTCTGCGGTCGCCCGTGGGCGATAACGGCTGGTCGGCATTGGCGCAGTCCGGTTCTAGTACGGTCTTGGTACGGTCTTGGTACGGCGCATGTGGTACAGTATGCGGGCTGGGGTTGAGAGCCTTTTGTGGTTTTTCTCTCTTGAGCGGTGTGGGAAGCCGAACCGCGTCACCTGCCGCCCCCAGCTACTCCGCCCCAAACGACCGCATCTGCCACATCCACACGCGGTGCTTCGCCATGCGGTCTTGGCAGAAGTTTTCCAGCCCAATGTCTCCCGCCCCTTTTGCCGCCTCGTAGACGGCCTTCAGGGACTGCATGTAGGTGCGGTTGACCGAGCCTAGGTGATCGAGGAGATCGTCGCCCCTGTAGCCTCCCGTGGCCGTTTCCGGGGCGTCTAGTTTCGCCAGCGTGGACCCCTTGGCCAAGTCGGCCAATGAACAGGGCGCTTCCGTCGCGTGGGTGCGGAGAAATTCGGCCAGCGGATCGAGGGACCCGTGAATGTCCGCGTAGAGGTCGCCAAAGAACGCATGGAGTTCCGCGAAGTTGGGTGCTTCCACATTCCAATGCGCGGCATGGGCTTGCACGTAGAAGTTGGCGGTGTTACAGACAAGCGTGGTCAGGACGGTGGTCAGGTTTGACGTGGGCATCGGGAATCCTCTAGGCCACGACGGCCTGACGATGATGATACCGGATGTAGGCCGGCGGCATGGATGGCGTCTCGTCTTTCGGCAGCGGAGTGATGCGCTGGACCGACACGGACAGCCGCCCCGACTTGGAGCGGTTCGACTGCACGCGCACGGTGGCTCCCACGCCAACGCAGTGGTCGATATCGAAATCGCGCAGGTAGGCGTCGGCGAAGGGAGCGCCGCGCCACGCTTCCAAGGCATTCCGCAGACGACTGCCCGGCGTCAAATCCATCGGGTATTGCTGCGAGGCCAGCGTGTGGGGCCGACCCGGCGCATCCACGGCAAAGACCAAGGTGACAAGCGGTCGCCACGTATGGTCATGGAAGACGCGGGCATGAATGACATCGACGCACACGGCGGCAAACACCCCGTGGACGGACGCGTGCTGTTGTGACATGACTGCTCCAGAATATGTCGTCGCTGTTACCACTCCGGCAGCCGCCGATAACTGGCCGGTCGCCGCTCGATCCACTCCCACCAGACCCACCCGTAGCCGGGCACGCGAACCGGATACCACGCCCACCAGCGCTGCCACGACGTGCGATGGCGGCATCTCATGCGGGTGTCTCCTCCATGACTTCCCATAAAGTCTTTGCTTCCGTGGGTGCTTTCACCACGCGAGGACGAGACGGCATATTCCACCCCTTGGGTCGTGCCGTAGTCTCGTACAGACTGCGCCATCCTGCGGCTTTCACCGATGTGCCGGATTCCGACGCCAGCGTGTACGTAATCAATCGCCTGTAGCCCAGTGCCTTCGCAGCTCGCCACGCAGCGGCGTACAGTTTGGAGGCGACATGTGGTGTCCCATCCGTGCAGCACCGTGTGACCTCCAGCGTCCATCCGTTATCGAGGCTTCTCGCGACGGGACGACCTACGGTGACCACGCCGACCACACGATCCGTGGCGGCGGCAATGCCAAACTTCCAGCCTTGCGGCGGCAAGTGATGCCGATGGTGCTGTCGGATGAACTCACACGCCCCGGCGTAATCAATCGGCTGCAAGACGATCACGCGGGTGTCTCCTCCTTCGGCGGTTCAGGCAGCGACATCCAGTGAGTCGCGGCTTGTGCGCCTGCATCCTCACTGCCGTACCACCGGCCATCACGGAACACCCACCCGCCAGCCACGCATCCGTCTGGATGATTGCCGACAATGTGGCCGAGTGTGGCAGACCAATACAGCACAGGCGTCCCGTCTTTCGGCGCGGTGGCAATCGGGTGCCATCCCGTTGTTGGCCCGTAGGTGACGATCCGCTTCGGGTTGGCCTTCGTATCCGGCCAGCGGGCGTGGATGCATTCCACCTCGTCGCGCATCTCTGACGACCGCACGGGATACCAGCCTTCACCGTCCGAGTATTCCTCCAGCACGTACACGTCGCGGGTCATCGCGCTCTCCTCGCCTTGGCGTACGTGGCTTGTTCCAGCCGATGCCAGAGGCAATACCGATAATGCTGTTGGGTTGTTCTATTCATACCAGTCGGGCGGTCACAGCGCAAGCACAATCCGGCGGAGCGATACCGCTGACGTTTCAGCATGGCGTAAATCTTGGCCCACTTGGCGTTCTTGGCGCGGCATTTCACACACGTCTTGAGTCCTGGGATGAACGGGCGTCCGCACTGGCATTTCCCCGCTGCGGTATAGCGTTGCCGGCGCTCCCGCCATTTCGCCAGCACCTGTGGCCGATGGCGCTCGTGGTAGGCCCGCGACGACCTCGAGCTCGATTCCCGGCACCGCTGGCAGCGCGACATGGGTGTCCCGTCCGGCTTGATGACGGCGGGCTTGCCGCAACAGATACACCGTCCAGCGGCTCTCCAGGCCTGCTGCTGCGCCTTCTTCCTGCGCTGGTAGTAGTCCGCGGCGGCAGTCGCTGAGACGAACGTCATAGCGCCTCGACCTGTGCGATGCGGTTACCAATCCATCGCATGACCGGCACGGCCATGCTGTTGCCGAGCGCCTTGTATTTGTTCCCGTCTGCCGCCGGTTTGCCGCGATACGGGATATCCAGGTAGTCGTCAGGGAATCCCTGAAGTCTCGCGCACTCTGTTGGCGTCAATCGACGCACGGCCATGCTCCTCATCACGCCGATGCTGCTGCCGTGGGTGTCCAGCGGCCCCGTCTTGTCGCCATACTGGAGCACGTCGGACTGCCGTGCGTCAAACGCGTGAGCCATTGGCACCAGGCCGCCGCCATGCTCAAAGTCGCCATTGCCGTTGAACCCCCCAGCGCCTCGGCGTGCGGGCATGGTGGGCACCACTGATACAAGATCGACTGGCACCAACGGCGTCCCGCGCCCCGTGCCGTCCTTGCTAGCGTCAAAGCCCTCGGCGCGCAGGCTGTGGGCAACCGGCAGGTAATGCCCACTCCGTGCGCTTTGATGCGTGATCTTGTTGCCGCCGCATTCGGTGTCAAGCGCCCCAACTGTCTGCGGAATCAATCCGCCGTCGCAGTCGAAGTCGGTGCCGAGGCCACCGCCAGCAGTGCGGCGGCTAGGGACGGTGGGAGCGACTTGCCCCGCTTCGCGGCGCGGCGCAGGATGCCCTGACAAGCTCGCCCGCTCAAATAGAACCGCGGCGGCACGTCGCCAGTCTCCAAGATGTCCGACAACGAACACGCGACGCCGTCGCTGTGCCACTCCGAAGTGTTGAGCGTCAAGAACCCGGTAGGCGAACCCATACCCGAGTTCTGCCAGCCCTCCGAGCAGGGCAGCAAAGTCCCGTCCTCCGTTGGAAGACAAGACACCGGAGACGTTCTCCCAGACCAGCCATCGGGGCCGATAGCGGCCAGCAATGGCAAGATAGGTGAGCATGAGGTTGCCACGCGGATCAGCCAGTCCCTTTCGGAGTCCTGCCACTGAGAAGGACTGACATGGGGTTCCTCCCACGAGAACATCGATAGCTGCATCCGGCCACTCCTGGAACTTGGTCATGTCGCCCCAGTTCGGGACGGCGGGATAGTGGTGCTTGAGCACCGCTGACGGGAACGCGTCCACCTCGCTAAAAGCCACGGGCGACCATCCCAGTGGATGCCAGGCCACCGTCGCGGCCTCGATGCCGCTACAGACCGACAGGTAGCGCAGGCTCATCGCTGCCTCCGTCGCTCCATGCTCTTGATCGCCTCTGCCGGCGTTCCGGCGGCACTAACCAGCAGGGAGATGAGCGTGTCCTGCACCGCCGGCGGCACTTCGCCTCTGACCAGGCGCTCGACATCGTCCTGCGTCAGGCCAAGCGTGTAGCGGTAGGGACTAGCCGACGGTGTGTAGGTGGCGGCGGTGGTTTTCGGCATGGCGTTTCCTCGCATCACTAGTCGGTAGGCGTGGGGCCGTTTCCCGCGCCCCTGTCGTTTTACGGTCCCGCGCTGCAACACGCCCTGCCGCACTAGCGCCTTGAGCGTGTGGAGGCAGGTCGAAGTATCCATCGACACGTCGTTCAGGATGTCGGACAGCAATCGCCATTGGTGTGTCGTGAACGCGTCAAGGACGCGCCCCTCGGCGTCCGTGGTGTCGGGATTGAATGTCACGTCACACCGTCCGCAGATGGGTGTCGTCCGGGGCATATTCGGCCAACGCCAGCACATGCCACCGATTTGCGTCAAGGAACGCCTGGTCGGCCTTGTTCAACACCGGCTCGGGCACGACGCGCCCATCCGACACGCGAAACACTATGCCGCGCTGTTCCATCTGGAGGCACCAGTCCAGCACCGGCCACGGCACCATTAATCCCCCGCGTAATTCAAGAAAGAGGGTCATCGGGACCACCGCGGGGTATTCGCAATCTTCATCACAATGTCCTCTGAGTCTGCCGCTAAATGCGGGTCTTCTTGGGGGGTATGGCCATGCACCATGTGATAGGCCACTTCGTTGGTCATGGGTTCGCCGTGACGGTTTTTGATGACGCGGGCAAACAGCACCCCCGTGAACCTAGCGCGTTCAGACGGTGACAGCGACAAGCTCCGGTCCAGCCGCCGCATCCCGACGAGATAATCCATGGCTTCCTCAACGACACCGGAGTCTCGCGCACTCCCGAGGCCGAGTTCCTTGGACCCATCGCCACCGCTCTCACGGTTGGGCTGCACGGCCAGCAAGACAGAACACGACAACCGTTTAGCCAGCTCCTTAATCTCGCGGGCCTGCACACTGAGCCGGTCGTAGGTGGTGAGCTTGCGGTCGCCGCCGACCAACCCCAGATGGTCAATCGTAATCGCGCCGAGTTCTACGCCTTTCAGCGGGCCGTCCAAGATGCGTTCCACCAACGTCGCCATCTGACTAATGGACAACCCGCCCTGATCCACCACCATGAAACGCTGGAATGCCTCTCGGTAGCGGTCCCGGTCCAGTCGCCCTTCGTAGACTGCCCGTTCCGCTGCCGACCGTGACAGCCCAAACAACCGCTGCTGCAACCGCCCGACAATCTGACTGGCCGGCATTTCCAGCGAGAAAAACACCTGCCCCAGCGTTGTCGTTGTCGCAATTGCATGGGCCGCATGGGCCAGCAGTAACGTCTTGCCGGTGCCTGGACGCGCCATCAACCCAAACACTTCGCCGCGCCGAATGCCGCCAATACAGGTATCAAGCGCCGGCAGGCCCAGTATGATGCGGCGCCCTTCAAGGGATTCCACGACCTCGTCACGACGGGCGGCGAGTTGCGCCTCCGCATCAAACCACGGCACAGGCACCACGGGTGGGGCCAGTAACGTGTGCAGGTCCGCCTCGGCATGGGTCCGCAAGTAGTCCGACACGTCACCCTTGGCCGGCACGCCGGGCAGCGTGACCAGCCGCACGGACAGCCCCGCCTGCTGCGCGGACTGGGCAATCTGGGCCGCATGTTGGCGTCCCGGCTCGTCGTTGTCGGGAATCACAATGACGGATTGAATCTGTGCCGCTACCAGTTGCGCGGTATAGGCGTCCTTCCATTTCCCCGCCCCGCCGACGCTCGTCGTCGCGGGAATGCCCACCGCCCACAAGCGGTCGGCGTCCTTCTCGCCTTCCACGATCACAACGGTCGGATGGCCGGCCAGATCCGGCAACCGATACAACACCCGGTCCACGCCTCGCAGATTCCAGACCCAGCCCCCCGCACCATCGGGCCGGCGCTGCCGAAAATCCTTGGGGTCAAACCGCACAACTTGATACTGCAAGCACCCGGAGGCGTCGTAATAATCGTAGGAGGCCACTTCCCGGCGCTCCAACGCCGCTAGGGGCGCATCAAACAGGGCCGATAATGGTAACCCCGCCGCCCCCGCCACCGACGCCGCAGAACAGCCCGCAAAGCATGTCACGAGGACACGGCCATCGTCGCCCTCGGCCACGCTGAGGGACGCCGTGCGGTCGTCATGGGCCGGACACTGACCCATCCACTGCCCGTGCTGGGCTTTGACACCCGACAACCGCGACAGAAACTGTTCAACCGCCGCGCTAGGCATGAGGAAACCCCGGCCAGACCCACGTAATGAGACGCGAATAGATCCGCTTTAACCGCAACGTGGGCACGTAATGGCCAAGCGCCACGAGCACCGCTTTCATCGCCGCCGCTCCGCTCGGAGCAACGCATCGCATTGCGGGGCCATGTGGGCAAACTGGCGCACGGTGCCGGGTTCGTTCTTGGGCGACCAGTCCTTCTTGAGCAGGAACAACCGCAACATGGATTCCAGATGGCCGGGGTCGGGCCAGGTCGAGACCAGTTCAATCGCGGTTGGGAAATCACGCGCTTCCCGCATCAGGATGCTGGCCCCGTTGCGGCACCGGGCATAAACCTCGGGATAGGCTTCCAGAAACGCGCCGGCCTTGCGTCCCGTGGTGTCGTCCGTCACGACAGCCCCCTGAAGGGGGTTGGGGGTAGTACTTGCTTCTGCTTTTGCTTCTGCTTGTGTCAACACTGTTGACATTTGGTAACGTGTATCGATACCTGTAGACGGCGCGGTAACGGACTGCCGACGCGCACGGTAGCTGGCCTGCTTCTTTCGCAGGTATTCGCGCCGGTCGTCCTGATTCAGCTTCGTCCGGTACTTCGCGTGGTTCAGCAGTCTGAAGCCTCCTTCGCAGGCTTCGATGCGTCGACCCTCATGGTCTGGCGTCCGCGACTCCGGGTCCGGCGACGACAGCACACGCAGAGCGTCACGGCACTGCTCCACGGTCACGCGTGAAAAGTCGGCCAGCCCAGGCACGCTGGCCTCGACTTCCCCATGCTGGTTCGCCATGGCCAGCATCGTGACCCACACAATCCGCACATGGTCGGGTTCGCGCCAGATGGTGGACGCGATAATCGATGAAAACAGTTTGGTGTATCCGGGCATGGTATCGATTGTATGAAGATGTATCGATACCGTCAACAATTACGTCAACGGTATCGCTGCGAATCATGGATGCTTTTGTTCGTAATGGGCCACGATGGCCTCGACTTCATCGAGTGTCGGAATCGTTGGCGGGTAAAGTTCGTCGTACAGGAGCCACAGCGCATCGGTACGACCGCGTGACTTGTACCAACTCACCCACAGCGTCTGGGGGTAGCGCGACAACACGCCATCGGGCGCACCGTCAGAGGCATCCAACGTCGGCAATACGGCGTAGTACTGGTCGTTCTGCCACACGGGACCGTGTAGTTCACAGATGCGACGAAGCGCATTGAGCGTGGCGCAGCGCCAGTTGTCACGCTTAAAACGCCCTTCACGCGTAAAGCCGCACACGGGGTCGTCTCCAGGCCAGTCCTTGACGCGCACATGACAGCGTGGGCATCGATAGGTATTAGTCACGGTTGAACACCCACACCACAAATGCCGTAAACGCAAAAAACGCGACAAACACAACACTTTCTATGACGGTCATCGGTGAAACACCTTTCAGTGACAAGCGTGGAAGCATTAACTTGTTCATTCACAGCGACCACTGTTCGCGGTCGACCAACACATGCGTCTGATGCACGAGCGGCAGATCGCGGTACGCCGTAAACCGTTCCGGGTCGCCGGCGCACGTTAGCCGGCACCCTCGCGGATACAAATCCGCCGGGTCGGGCAGCGCCAGCAGCTTCTGACACGCCTGCCAGCGTTCGTACGCGGCCACGACATCCACCGGCCTCAATGCGTGCGCTCCGTCTCGGTCAGGGCGGGGAAATTCGACACAATCGTGCCCCAGCCTTGGAACAACACCCGAGCGGCGTCCTCGGGCACGATGTCTCGCGCTAAACGGCACGCCAAGTTCAGCAGCGAGGCGGCGGTCAGCAAATCCTCGGGCACCTGTTGGGCTTCAAGGGCGTCCACAATATCCACCATGCGCTGGCGCACGGCCTCCCAGTCAATCTCTCGCTCATCCATGATGTGCTCCGGTGTAATGGCAGGGGCGGCAGGAATCGAACCTGCTCATGACGGGGTCAAAGCCCGCTGCACTCCCACTGTGCGACGCCCCAGTAACGTGAGGCGGGTGGCCCCACCACCCCCGCCTCTCCGACCGACTCCATGCCCATCAGCGTGCAGCGCCTCGGTCGGGCCTCGGCTCCTCTTCACGGGGTGCTGGCCTGCTGGCCGGAGTGGCTACCGCCAGGTTAGGCTCCCGTGCGACGGCTGCACCGTCGGTCTCAGTCCCTAGAACGGGATGTCGTCGTCAGTCGGCACGAGGACACGCTTCGATGCGGCCCGTGCCGGCGCAGGCTTGGCCGGCGCAGACGCCTGCTGCGCCTCTTCGTGCTGCTTGTGGCCCAGCAGGATGATGCGGTCGGCCCGAATCTCGGTCATGTACCGCTTCACGCCGTCCTTCTCGTAGTCCCGGTAACTGATCTTGCCGGTCACGTAGACGGCGCGGCCCTTGGTCAGGAACGGGGCCAGCGTCTCGGCGGTCTTGCCCCAGACCACGACTCTGTGCCACTCGGTCTTCTCCTGCCGTTCGTTGTCCTTCATCCACGACTCGCTCGTCGCCACGGTGAACAACGCTTGCGGCGTGGACAGATTGGTGCGAAGTTCGGCGTCGCCGCCCAGGTTTCCCACCAGAATCACTCGGTTCTCAGACTGCATGACTACGCTCCTCCAAATGCGGCCCACTGGGCCGTGTCGGCCTCGACTTCTGCCAGAAACGGCAACAGCGCCGCTTCATACTCCGCCACCGGCAGGGCTGTGCTCGGCACGTACAGATGCGCCAGTTGCAGCCGCTGCGGCAAGCGCGGGTCATAGCTGACGAAGTACACCCCGTCCGCGCCGGTCACGTAGACCTGATGCGTCAGTTGCGGGATGTACTGCGCCGGCACGGTCTGCTCACGCAGCGTGGTCAGATGGTGCGCCGTCTTGAACGGGCATTTAATCTCCACCACGTCTGCCAGCAACGTGGTCCCACGGCTGATATAGCCGTCGAGACTCGCGCCAATCATTGAGTCTTTGTCGGCCCAGAACCCCGACTCCACGACCATCAGGCCGGTGGTCGCCGCGAACAAATCACGGGCTGCCGCTTCATGCGCCACGCCGTGTTCCATGGCCGCGTTGGTGTAGCTGTCCTCGGCGGGCTGGCCGGTCAGCCGCTCGACGACCAGTTGCAGCCGGTA